CGGTCCGGAGCATGGGGAATGTTGGAGCCAATACCATGCCGGTGCTGTTGGATGGCATGGTGAGCACCTTTAACGCACCTGCAAAAGTTTTGCCGCTGCCGATGCCGCCGACAAAGGCCGTGAACTTCGATTCGTCAGCCCAAAATTGCTTCTGTGGGTCAGTCGCCTGAAGTAATGTTTTTTTCGCCATCGGTGACTTCCGGTTTAGGTAACTCGACCAAGATGCCGTAATCTTCAGTGTTCACCGGCTCCACGGATATCGGTAACGGAACTTTACCGTCCAGCCGGTCCCAGATTGCCGCCCAGTATCGGAAGTCACCTTCCAGTGCCATCTTCAAGCCCTTTTGCACCATCGCCCGCAGGAGTTCGGGCTTGGCGTCCAGCTCCGCTTCAAGGGCGATCTGGAGCGGCTTTTTGGCACTGCGGCCAGCGTTGCCGGATACGCCCTTGGGCCACGGTTTAAGGTTTGGGTAGTCCGCTGCCATGCGTCACTACACTTTCACTGGTTTTAGTGGAGGGTTCAGAAGCGTCCGGGTCGGAGTTGCGCCGCCCCCTCCTGACTGGTTGTCAGGCGTGCCGCTGTCAGCACTTCGGACGCGTTTTGGATACGGTTGTCTGAGCGGTTCAATCTTCGCTCGCATCTCGTCATCAAGGGGGTAGAAATATTTGTGTTTTGGAGGCATTTCAGTTCGTACGCAGTCACTCAAGAGACTACAGGGCTTTAGTGTTCCTTTGAATTTTACTTTTCCACTAGGCGTTACGTTCCGGTCATGAACTTGCTTTTTAGTTTTCAAGTTAAACCATTTTGGAGTTGCGGCTGATGGTCCTGCGTAAATCCAGTTTGATGCCTGATAAATACCTCCATGATGGCTTTCGTGTGGATCTGCGTACGAAATGACACACCTAAGACCTTTGAATTCTTTTTGAATCATCTTTAGACTGATTCCAAGCATCTTGGATACGGGCCACTCGTGCCGAGATAACGCTACTCTTTGTAGTTCACAAAATGACATTTCAGGTAAAAGAAACCTCTTTGCTGAATGAGAACAGGCTGGTCCAGCACCTACAGAGTAAATTAAGGCACCGATGTACACGCCACTTTCCCACACCCCGATTTTCGCTGTTTTGCTTACGGGTACAGTCTTGGAGTAATGCCAGTGCTGACAAGCGAACTTTGCTGCTTCATGCGTGCACCAATCAAGTTTGAGTTCAGGGCGTGAAGACATGACCACACCCCGGGCATTCAGTTTTAGCCTTCTCATCAAGCCTGCCTTGATCATCAATCGAGCCAGGCTGAAAGTCGGGTGTCAGCAACTCACTCCCCAACCCCTCCACCAACGCATCAATCTCCCCATCACTATACCCCGCCGCGTTGGTGTCAAACTCCTCCGATTGCAACGCCCGCAAGGTCTCAGCCAGCGCCGTGGTATCCCACTCGGCCAGTTCTGCCGTCCGGTTGTCAGCGATAGCGTAAGCGGTGGCAGCCGATCCAGTGAGCGACGATTCGACCACCTTGATATCGCTCCACCCTAGTTTGACTGCGGCCATGTAGCGACCGTTGCCCGATAGGATGATGCCCTTGGAGTCGATCACAATCGGGTGTTGCTGCCCAAACTTGCGTAGGCTGGCAACGATCGCGTCAATGTTCCGCTCCCCGTGCTTTCGCAGGTTCGCAGGGTCTTGAGATATCGAACCGATGGCAACTGTCTTGATCTTCATGCGTGTCTCCGTAAGTAACCAACGCAACTATCTTACCACCGATCACACCGAAATCACACACCACCTGCCACGGCCACCCGTGACTGCATGAACTCATGATACTTCGCAATCGCGAACGCCGATCGTTTGTCCGTTGCTCCCCTGAGCAGGTAGAGTGGATCACCCTTTTTACCGGACGGCCCGTAGATTGACTCTAAACCAGCTCTCAGTGTCGCGTCAGTGAGTTTACCACCGGCGGTGATCCATTGACCGTAATCACGCCGAGTGTAGACGGTGAGCGGTATTTGCTCGTACTCGGCTGTAACTTTCACCATGCCGATAAACTGGCTGGTAGCATCCGATGACTTCCCGAATTGATAAGAAATAAAATCTTCAATCGCAATCTCGCAGTGCCTAGCCCATCCGGATCGCAACGTTCGGCGAAGTTCGTCGTTACAGATTTTGTCAGCCGACATGATATTTGGCAATTTGATATTGGCCGTGCCAACGATCGGTCCGATAATGCAGATTCCAGAATGCGTGCTGCCGGGGTCGATGCCGATGATTGTCATGCGTCTGACTCCTCTACTCGACTGATTTCCCAATCGAGATATTGCCGTGCTTTTTTGAGATCCTGCAACTCAGTCCCTTTGTACGGCGCCCGCATCACATATTTAAGAATATTGCCACGATAAAAGGTCTCGTAAGCGCAAATCTCGATTGGCTCAATTCCGCTCGGATGGCTGGTGTAGTGCTTCGGATGTTTAATCGGGTCGTGTTGCGATTTCACCTCTCGCATACGTTCAAGGTGGTCGTCAATCTCAGCCCCAAACGCTGACGAGAGTGCTTGCAAGTGTGGTGTCATGCGATCGGCCTCCAGCGTGTGACAATGCCTTGGTAAGTGCTCGAGCACTCGTAACTAATGATATCCGAGGAATCCTCATAAATATTATGAGGCACTTTCCAAGAGATATGAGAATTTGGACGGTCCGAGTTAAGTTCCTCGACACAAAGTAGCTGCACGAAGTAGAGTGGTTTGCTGGACATAGCCAAAACAACCACACCAATCGGCGGCCAGGTTGACGGATCGTCAGTGATATAAATCCATTCGCTCATCAGATCGGCCTCCAGTGAGTCGGGTAACCGCCTATCTCGCAAGAGGCAGGCTCTATCGACTGACTGATGCTGTGCCAGTAAGCTAGCTTAGACTGGTACCAGCACCAACCTTCGGGGAACCGACCATCACGCCAGCCAAACATCTCGCCACCATTACCGGCGCCCATGCGGACAATCACTGTCTGGCCCATCTCCGGAAGTGTGGCCGGATCGTCGGTGAGTTCAATCCATTCGCTCATCAGATCGGCCTCCAATGTGTGACAATCCAGTCCTGCGGTTCCAAATCTTCTTCGAAGCAAACCATAGCTTGCTTGCTAGGCGACCAGTGCCAGGCACCGCCCTTCGACCAGCACCAGTCGCTATACTTTTCCGGGTCCGCATCACGGGTGGCCAGGATCTCGAAACCTTCAATTGTCCGAACCACGATCAATTGGTAAGGCAACGGCAGCGTGGCCGGATCGGCGGTTATTTCGATCCAAACCGGTGTCATCAGATTGTAGATGGTCAGTGCCGCAGCCTTGGCTTCGCCGTGCTCTAGGCTGGCGATAAATTCAAGCGGTGTCATCAATGTGCTCCTTGTATTCACGCTCTTTCAGTTCCACCACCGATATTCCGTTGCGATTGCAATAAGCCAGCAACTCGTGTTTGACTTCAAACGCCGTGGCCAGATTGCAACTCTCTTGCGACCGTGCCACAGCGTCAAAACGTGCCGCCATCGCACCGAGTTTGTGCAACGACTTGGCCGCTTTGACAATTAGTATCTGCTCGTCAGTCATGCCGTGCATCGAATTGAAGCCTCCTGTAACGGTGAAAAGTCTGCCAATTGCGGATCAAGATGGCACATCCACTTGAGATCACGAGCGAATTGCAATAGGTCGGCATCGTTCGGCTTGTCTAAAACAAACCACGCCAGATTGCCGCGGCGGGTGAACAGTATTTCGGTCCGTTGTGAGCGGGGGTCCAGATAGGCCGAAAACCGCTCGTAGCCGATCTTTTTGTCAAGGACCGTTTGCAACGCTTCCCGCAATGAAACAAGCGTCTCACCGCGAAAGTGCCGGTCATTTTCCAGTGCAAAAAGGCTGATTAATGGATTGTCGATAGTATTTTGTCCCTCACATCTAGTTCTAGTGTGTCCACCGCGTCTGGGTCGTTCAGAACCGCGTCTTCGCCGTATCTCGCCAGTGCAGCTGCGTCATATGCCGCAGCCGCTTCCTTGGCCGTGTAGTAGCCGTACCGATGATTCCCGTTGCCGACATGGACGGCGAAGGATCGGTGCGACCTGCAATAACTGATGCCGATCGTTCCGCCGCTTCTGATTTTGTGTTGCTG